GCCACTCCAACCACCACACCAGCGTTTACTGTTGCAGGAACCAGTGGCGGTATACCGTACTTTTCCAGTGGCACGGCCTGGGCGTCTTCTGGCGTGTTGACGGCAAGCAGGATAGTGCTAGGTGGTGGTGCTGGGGCTGCGCCTACGGTGCTGGGCAGTTTGGGCACTACTACCACGGTTTTGCACGGCAATGCTGCTGGTGCGCCAACTTTTGGGGCGGTGTCTTTGACTGCGGATGTCAGTGGGACTCTACCAATAGCCAATGGCGGCACAGGCGCTACCACAGCCGCAACAGCTTTAGCCAATTTAGGTGCGGGGACGGTATCCTCAGTAGGCGGTACTGGCACGGTCAACGGCATCACACTAACAGGCACGGTCACTACTACTGGCAACTTAACGCTTGGCGGTGCGCTCAGTGGGGTAGACCTGACCACGCAAGTTACTGGTATCCTGCCCATAGCCAATGGCGGCACAGGCACTTCCACTGCTGGCGTTAGCGCCACAATCGTGACTGCTAAACTGACTGCACTCGGCGCAGACGGCAGCATGACTTTTACAAACGGTTTGCTTACAGCGCAGACTCCTGCGACTTAGGGTAGATGATGCCAATCATGTCTGCTCAATGGCAAGAGGACAGCAAGGCCAACAAACAGCGGTGGTTTTTAGGCCATCAAGACGCCATTGACTTTGTGAACTGCTTTTTTGACGCAGTAGAGTTGTGGGACGATCTGATTGACAAGGACGTTGAAGTCCTAGACGAACACGTTAACCGGGCTTTTCTGTCGTTGATGTTTGTGCTACCCGCTAACCGTTGGTTTGTGGCAAACTACAACTACTACCAGCCCTTAATTATGGCGTCGATCAATGGGTTCCATGACGCAAATGAAATGTGCAAAAGTGACAAGAAACATCTGAGGAACTTGGCGTTTCACATCCGCAATTTTGGGATTGAGATACATATTGCCACCGCATTTTTGATTGGTGGTTTTGAGCATATGCGTAAGGTGTCCCGCGAAATCCGCGAGTTCTACGCTTTTGAGGAGTTTGAAAATGCCTAGTCCAGAAGTTGGTATCCCCGCAGCCGGATCGCTACTCGGAGGTTTTTTATCTTCTAGAGGTCAACAACAAGCCTCGGAAACCGGGGCGGCTTCCTCTAGGGAAGCGGCGTTAATTCAAGCGGCGGCGGCTGAACAAGCACTTAGGCTGCAAAAGCAACTTGCTGACGAACAGGTACTGAGGAACGCACCAACCGTACAAGCTGGTGATATTGCCAGAAACCGAATGTTGGATTTGATAGGCTTGAGTGGCAGGACGGGTGCTGCTGGTTATGGCTCGGCTAACCAACCGTACAGCATGGCGGGGTTCGATCCTAACTCGTTGATGCAACCATTTAGTATGCCTGGGTTTGACCCTAACTCGCTGATGCGTAACTTTGGCTCGGCAGACCTTGAAGCAGATGTAATTCGCCAAGATGCTCTTAGAAATGCCAATAGAATGACTGATCGAAGCCTTGCCGCACGAGGTTTATTTCGATCTCCACAACGCGCTATGGCAGAAATGTCAAACCGGCTTAATACTGGAGAAGGTGCTTTAAGGCGTTTTCAAGAAAACAGAGCCAGCCAAGCAGGACTTTATACAGATGCTTTTAACCGCGACCTGAAAGAAAAAAGCAGCCGAGCAGGACTTTTTACAGACGCCTACAACCGTGACCGAACACGCCAAATGGACGAGTACGGACGTTTAAGTGACTTTACAACTAGGGGCGCAAACGCTGCCGCTAACACAGGCACATCCCAAGCTGCCTATGGTTCAAACGCCGCTAACCTAATGAGCCAAGGCGCACAGGCAATGGGCCAAGGCGTTCTTGGTGCTGGGCAGGCAGCGGCTGCTGGGCAAATGGGCGCGGGTAACACTTACAACAACGCCATACAAGCTGCTCTTCAAGGCTATCAAAACAACCAGATGATGGATTTGTTTAGGAATAGACGATCAGCATACGATGCGCCGTATAACGCCAATACCTTTATTCCAATGCAACCGGGCGGAGGTTATTAATCATGGCAACCCTTAACGAAATGATAGCGCAAGGGGCGCAGTTCAATGTCCCTGACCCAACAGCGCAGTACAACAAGTTGGCGCAGATGCAGAAGTATCAGCAAGAGAATGAACTTGCCAAAATGCAGATGGAAGAGTACGGAAGGGCGCGGCAAGAAAGCAACGCCTTGCGCCAATTCTTGCCGGGTCTTAACGAAAGCAATCGCAGTCAGTTGCTGGGCTATGGCGCGGCGGGGCAAGGCGTTTACAAGACGTTGGCTGAAGGGGATACACAACAACGGCTAAGAGATCAAGCAAGATCGCAAGCTGACTTAAACGAATCCAGCATCTTAAAAAACGCTGTTGCTCAGACTAGGGATGCAGTTGCGGGGATAGACCCAAATGACGTAGAAAGTTACGCAGCACTTCGTACAAGCGTCTTAACTCAGTATCCAAAACTTGCGCCGTATATGCCTGCCGCATGGGACGCAAACGTCAAGCAAAGACTGATTACTACCGCCGCCAGTGTGTTGGAGGGGCAGAAGCCAGAGCCTGGGTTTACTTTAAGTGCTGGGCAAACACGTTTTCCACGGGGATATACGGGAGTTGCAACTGCTCCAGCGGCAGCAGCGGCAGCGGTTAAACCACCAGACAAAGTAACAATAATGACTTCATTAGGCTATCCGCTAACGCCAGAAGGTAATGAAGCCTATGAAGCTGCTATACGCGCCAAACCTACCGTATCTGCGCCGACTGGTACTCTTGCAGAAATGAGAGCCACAGGGATTCCAGAAACGCCAGAGGGACTCGAACTTTATTACAGGCTAAAAGAAAAACCCCCTGTAGTTGCTGCGGAAGCAAGAACAACAGAAGAAAAAAATGCAGAGTTAATAGCGTTAGGCGCAGGGCCAAAAGGTTCGCCTGAGTTTAACGCTGCGTTACGCGCAGAAGTTTTAAGGATGACCGCAAAACCTGCTGCTGCTGTAACCGCCGCGCCAGCACCTACAGAAGCAATGAAAAACGCAGATTCGTTTGCGCGGTTAAAAGGCGAACCGGGTACGCCTGCGTACAACAAAGAATTTGCTGCACAAATGGCAAGATTGACGGCCAAATCTAGCGGCGGTGAGGGCGGCGGTGCTGGCGGGGCGGCAGGCACTGGAACAATTAAAGTTGTTGACCCAAAAAATCCGACAAAAACTATTATTGTCACCAAAGAAAGAGCAGTACGCGAAGGCTTAACCCCAGCCGAAGCGATTGAAGGCTTAACGCCGCAGATGCGACAAAAGCTAGAGGCTAGCTATCCACAAGCAACAACATCGTTAAAAGGCCACCAAAACAAAACGACGTTGTTTATTAAAGACCTTGAAGCTTTGCGAGATAGTCCAGGTCTTGACTCTGTTACTGGGTTTGCAGCGGGAAGAGCGCCGGGTCTTACGGACGCTGGTCGCCGAACCGTGGCACTGTACGACAAAGTAGTTGCTAAAGGTGGTTTTCAATCACTGCAAGATATGCGTGATATGTCTAAAACTGGTGGTGCGTTGGGCAACGTATCTGACAAAGAGAATCAACAACTTAAAGCATCATTTGCAGCCATAGATAGAAAGCAAAACGCAGCTGATGTTAGAACTGCGCTTGACGATCTCATCAAAGAACTTCGAGGCGGTTTGGGAAGGTTACAAGACGCTTATGACTTGACCTATGAATACAAAAGAGGGAACGCTGCGCCAGCAGCAGGCGGCGTAGACGCTAACAATCCGCTTTTAAAGTGAGAATACAAAATGGCTAATCTAGCATCAATTCTTACTGACCCAAATTACGTTAACGCAAACGAAGCTACTAAAGCGGCTATCTTTGACAAGCTGGCTCCTCAAGACCCAAATTTTTCAAACGCAAATTCAGAGACACAAGCAGCTATTCGCAGTAAATTTGGGCTACCTGTTTTTGGAACCACAGAAGGCGGCGCTGCTTTTGGCAACCCAATGGCAGAACAGAAGTATGGTGGCCCGAAAGACACTAGCCGCATAGACCCGTTGACCGCTATAGGCGGGGCTGGCGCGTTTGGCACTGCTATGGGCGCAGCAGCGCCTCAGATATTGCAGGGGGCGGCAACGCTTACGCGAGGCGTACCTGCTTTAGCACCAATAAGCGCGGGACTAAATGTTATGGCTGCGGGTGCAAAAGCTGCGGGGCCAGCAATGCGAAGCATAAGCGGCGGCGTTAGCGGTTTAGCCAGCGAAACAGCAGGGCAAGTTGCTGAAGGGATGGGCGCTAGTCAACCAGTGGCTGAAGTAGCAAGGCTTGCTGGCGGTGCTGTGACGCCAGAACTAGCGCCGTTGGCTTTGCAGTTGGGTAGGTTTACAGTTTCTGGCGCTCCTCAACAAGCTGCCATAAGTTTTGCAAAATCAATGCTTGCCAAACTTACTGACGGGCGTTTATCGCCTGCCGAACAAAAACAACTTGCTGACATACAGTCCAGAATTATGGGTGAGCAAGACCCAGGCAAAGCCATGCAAATTCTTGGCGAAGCGATGGAGTTAGGGTCTTCAGAAGCACGGGCCGCTGGTGCGGCTAGAGCGGCTGCGTTGCACTCAGACGCCGCTCAAATAGCCCAAAGAGCGCGTTTGGCAGCAGACGCAGAACTAGCAAAAGTGCCCGGACAACGCGCCAACATTGAAACGCAGCAGGCGTACCTTAAAACACTTCAAGACCAAGCGCGAAGTGCTGGGTTAAGCACAGTCAGCACAATTGGTGAGAACCGGCCTTTAGCCACCATAGGCAGCGAGTTACAAAACGCCGCGGCTAAACGCCAAGGCGAACTAAAAACGGCTGCGTCTGCGGCGTATACCGAAACCCAAAAAGAAGTACGAGATATTGTTTCTGGTTTAGAAGCAGCAAATAATTCGGTCACTGATTTACTCTCCTACAAAAAATTAGTAGACCGTCTAAAAGCCGAACTAAAGCCCGGTGTTCACTCTCCAGATGTGGCTAGAGGCTATCAAAAGATACTAGACCAAATTACCGTACCGTCAAAAATTGGCGAGGCTCCCGTAGCGTTTCAACCTGCTGTTGGCGGTGGTGTTGTGTCTGTCAGAGGCCCAGCTAAACCACCAGAAAAACCTACCTTCCAAGCCATTGACGATGCTAGGCGTATGCTGGGCGAAGCGTTTAGGGGCGAGGCAGATGAAGGTTACAAAGCCATTGGTAACGTGGCGCAAAAAGAATTTTACGGCTTAGTGTCTCAAGTCCAGAAAGATTTTGCTGGTGACGCTCAGACTCGGCTGCTGACCCAATACGCTGATTCGCGCCCAGGTCTAGAAGTTTTTGGGTCTAAGGCCGGTACTAAATTAACCGGCCTTGACAAAGGTGCGTTGACGCAATTTGCCAGCGACCCGTCAAAGATACCGGCTGCGTTTTTCTCAACACCAAAAATGTTTACGTCTTTGGTGGAACTGGTTGGCGACAAAGCGTTGGCAACGCAAGCTGCCCAACAGTATGCGGCTAATCAATTGGCGTCTAAGCAAACAGCCAAAGAGGTTGGCACTTGGATGACAACCAACCGTGAGTTTTTAAACGCTGTGCCAGAGGTAAAGGCATCTGTAATTGCCTACCAAAGCACATTGCAAAACAGCGAACGGGAAATAGCCAACATAGGCGCAAAAATTAAAGGACTAAACCAACCGTTAAACGCATTGGCTCCAAAAGCAAAAGCAGCCGCCAACAAAATGTTGACTGAAGGCCGTGCTGGTTCTGCAACGCTTACCAAAGAAGCCACCGCAGTAAGCAGTGAGGCTGCTACATTGGCTGACCGAATTTGGGACAGCAGTTCTGCGGCTTTAAAAAATGTGCGGGACGCTGTAAACGGGGGAGACATAAACAGATGGGCGGCTATTGCGCCTGTCATAGAGCGTTCGCCAGATGCAAAGAAAGCAGTTTTTGACGCTGTGCGCCAAGTTACCTCAGAGATGGCAACTGGGCCTGGAGCCATCAGAAAGTTTAACGAACAGATGCGCCCTGCGCTAGAAAAGTTTGGTATGCTAGGCAAAGACGAAGCAAACTTTATATCCGCAGAGTTAGCAAAAATTAACGCTAAACCAGGGTCTGACGTTGAAAAGTTAGGTTTGATTCGGCGGCTGATACTGCAAGGCGTAGCCGGGTATTCAAGTTCTTTAGGTGGGCGACTTGGCGCAGCAGGGTTTAGCTTTGCTAGTGACATTCCAGGGCAAAACAGCATAGCACCTAAAGCCACCAACCAAAATGCGATGACAAGATGACACCCGAAGACCGCTCCCTGCTGATCTCCGACCTGCTCGTTGCGCTCAAGAGCAGCGACACCTGTCTTGACAGAGAGGAGCAGCAGTGGGTGAAGAACGCCATCAAAGCGCAGAACGACATGGAGCGGCTGCGGAAGGCCATCATTGAGAAGACACTCGCCGGTCTGGTCTGGGCGGCTATTATCGGTGTGGCCTATCTGTTTGTAGACTTTCTTAGAAACCACGGGCTAAAGATATGAGTTATCTCGACGAAATATCAGGTGGGAGTTACTACCTCAATGCGTTCAATAATCTGTTGAAACGGCGGCAGATGGAAAATGCTGCACAGAACCAGATGGTAAGCAGCGGTAGACAGATGCCACAGATGATGGATAGTGGCGGCGGTGGGCAAGACTTTGGTCAGGGCAGAGAGTACGCCAGCCCGTCTGGGCCTGATGCACTTGGCCTAGGCCCAGCACAAGACAGGTCAGCGTTCCGAGACACTATGCGGGAAATGCCTCCAGCGTTAGGTTACGCATTGGGAATGATTCCCGGCATTGGCACGGCGTTTAGTTTAGCCAAAGTTGCTGACTACGCAATGGGAAAAGCAGCAGAGGCAAGAAACGCCCCTGCAAACCAACAAATGTCTGAGGCTAGGCAAGGGTTTAGGACAAGTGAGATTGCAGACAGAAACGCAGCTATGCAAAATACGCCGCAGCAGGCGTTTAGGACAAGTGAACTTTCGGGCATGAACGCGCCTATGCAAAACACCCCGCAACAGGCGTTCCAAACTGGTGAGAAATCATACGCCCCAACAGCTACAACCCCACAGTCCAATAACTTCCTTGCGTCTTTATTAAGCGGTATTCTTCCCAGTTCCTCCGTGTCTTTGAATCCAGCGCCAGTTGAGGATCGGGAAGCAACGCCGGTTGGCTTTTCGTCCCCAACGTCTAATTTTGGCAAAGAAAGCAACATTCCAACTGGAGGTATTGTTAGCCCTGGCATGGATTCCAGCGTAAGTAGCGGAAACGATTTTGGCAGTTTTAGCGGCAGTTTTGATAGCGGGGGTTACGAAGGTGGCGGTTATTACAACCAAGGCGGCATGGTCAAAGCCCAGCACCTAATGGGCCGCGCTCCTGCGCCGGACGATGGCTACGGGGCGCTACAGGGCGGTGAGTACGTCATCACCAAAGCGGCAGTGGAGAGGTACGGCAAGGCGATGATGGACGCTATCAATAATGGCACTTTCCGCTAATCATGGAGTTTTTCGAGGCACTGGCAAAGGGTTGGCCCATGCTGCTGGCGCTGATAACGCTCATCATTGTGTTGGCTAAGATGGATATCAAAATCGCCGTGCTGGAAGAAAAAGTTAAATCGTTGTTTGAGATATTCAACAGGAAAGACAAGTGATTGACCTTACCAAAGCCATTGGAGCCGTTGCCGCAAGCATTGCAGCGATTGGTGGCGGTTACACGCTTGCCGATAAGTTTGGTTGGTTTGACCGGGCTATTCTGGAGTGGTCGCCAGAGCATTTTAAAATTGTAGCAGCCGCTGGACAGGCCATCAACGTCACAGTAGCCCGAATCAAAAAGCGTGATGACTGCTCTGTTGAAAGTTTTACCCCAAGCATCCGTGACGCATCGGGCATGGTGCATGAGGCAACAACAACAGCAAGCAAGTTCAGCGGCCCCGCAGGGCCACAGATTGACACGTTCACGTACCAATTGACGATGGTGAGAAAAGAAAAGATTGCACCCGGCACAGCCACGCTGCTAGCAACCATCAAGTACAAATGCCCTGAAGGTGAGCGTGTCGTGCAGTACCCTCGCCATGCAAATTTGTCGTTTTTATTGGAGAAATAATGGATTGGCTTAAACAGATTGCACCGACGATTGCTACCGCACTTGGTGGCCCCCTGGCTGGAATGGCGGTAAGCGCCATTTCCAAAGCCATTGGCGTTGACCCTGAAAAGGTTGGCGACCTGATCTCCAGCAATAAATTGTCTGCTGAACAGATTGCCCAGGTCAAACTAGCCGAGATTGAACTGCAAAAACAGGCGCAAGAACTTGGCCTTAATTTTGAAAAGCTGGAAGTTGAAGACCGCAAGAGCGCTAGGGATATGCAGTCAGTTACTAGGTCAGTGATGCCGCCAATACTGGCTGCTGCTGTAACTATTGGATTTTTTACCATCATGATTATGATGTTTTTCAACAAGATCGACTCTAGCAACCCGGCTATCCTGATGATGCTGGGCAGTTTAGGCACAGCCTGGACGGGCATCATTGCTTATTATTTTGGCAGCAGCGCCGGGAGCCAAGCCAAGACTGATTTGCTAAGTAAAAAATGACCCCGCATTTCACGCTTGCCGAGTTGACAATGACAAGCCATAGGCAGTTTGACAACACGCCAAACGCTGCTGAGTTAGCAAACCTGACCCGACTAGCACAGTTTCTGGAGTTGGTAAAAGCCAAGCTGGATGGCAAGCCGATTATGGTGAACTCGGCCTTTCGGTCTAAGCAGGTGAATGACTCCGTGGGCAGTAAAGACACCTCTCAGCACCGGCTAGGCTGCGCTGCTGACATTCGTGTACCCGGCATGACGCCTGACCAAGTTGTACGCGCTATCATGAGCCACGGGCTGTACTTTGACCAGATCATCAGAGAGTTTGACGCCTGGACGCACATCAGTATCCCAAACACCGCAGCCCTGTTACCCCGGCGTCAGGCGCTCATTATCGACAAGCTAGGAACTAGACCCTTTGTTTAGCGCCCGGTACGCCTCAATCGCATCCTTGAGGTCGCCCCGCAACTGCTCTAGCTGGTCTTGCTGCTTTTGCATCCGCAGGTAAGCCTCAAGCGCAAACTTGTCCAGTACGGCTCTGTCCCAGGTGTTGAATGTAGGGGTCATGGGTGTGGGCAATCTTCTGGGACAAAAGCCAAACAGTGGACGGCGGTGTACTTGCCTGTAGTCTTGACCCAGCGGTCGATATAGGTGTCGGGCATCAAGGCCAAGGAACGACTGACGCCTGTCGGCGTAACCTTCAGCGCAAGCGCAAGTTCCAGGGCAGTCATGCCATCTGGCGCTTGGGCCAGAACGTCCCTAATCTTTTCTGAAATTACCACGGTGCATCCTCAAAGTTGGCAGGGTTGAATGGGATAGGTTTGCTTGGTTGCGCTGGCGGCAACTCGGTTGGAAAAGGCCAGTTATTCATTGTTGCGTTCCGCTGCAAAGTGGTCAGCTAGTTCCCGCGCCCGGTGTTTGTTGATGCCTTCTCGGACTAAGCTGGCGACAATCATGTCGCGCCACGGCGTTGGCTCTTTGCTCTGATGGCTTTGGCGCAAAGCCTCTGCCTCAATTCGCCGAAACTCGTCTTCCTCTGTATTCATAGCACCCCCCACAAGAATCCCGCCAGCCCCGCAACGCCAACCAGGGCAAACAGCCCCAGGATGCAAGTTGCAATTACAAACATGAGGTTTGCCAATTCGTAGTCATCATCATCGTTCATAGCGTCACCTTCCGAGTTTTAAAACCACGATGCGTGTAGCACTGCACCGACCCATCTGCCAACATCTTCCAGCCTGCGTTTTCTCCGCAGAGCTTTTGAATCTTCTCCTCTACCGTATCCACTCTCGCATCATGCTCAGACGGGCCGTCGAGCAGGTAGGCCGTGGACATGACCAGGGCCACCAAAGCCGCAGCGACCCAGTTCATGGTTGCCGCCCATGTTTTAAGATTTCCAGCCGTTCTCGGTTGGAACGTAGGGTGCAATAGCGTTGGTGGATACGCTCCAGCATGGTCACTCTACGGTGTTGGGTCTGCTCTTCATCCAGCAACGCCAGCAGGTCGGACTCACTGTAGTTGGGCAGGTCAGTTTGAAATTTTCGCCAAGTTATCAATTCTCTTCTCCAGTTCGGCGATGTGGGCCACCACCTTGTTGTAGGCCCGTGACGCGCTATTGTGCGTCCGAGTGCGGATCAAAAGTTCGGCCTGGGCTGCTTTGAGCCTAGCCCTGAGTTGTGTGATTCGGTTCACTTCAATGCCTCCAGTGCAATGTCAGAAATGGCGCGTTTGTCATGGAGCGCCGCCCATATCTTTTCGTCTACGGTCTTGTTCGCCACCATGACGTAGCACCACACATCGTGCCGCTGGCCGCTGCGGTGCAGGCGCCCGATGGTCTGCTCGTACAGTTCCAGCGACCAGGGCAAGGACAGGAAGATGATCTTGCTGCCGCCGTGTTGCAGGTTGAGGCCGTGCCCGGCAGACTTAGGATGGGCCAGCAGCAGTTCGACCTTGCCAGCGTTCCAGCGTTCAATGGCGTCAGGCTCGTCCAGCGTCACAGCGCGAGGGTAGCGGCGCTTGAGTTCGGCCAACTCCTCCCGGTAGGTGTAGGCGACGATGGTGTTGGCGTGTTGGTTCTCGGCCAGCAGGTCGTCCAGGGCGTCAAACTTGGACGTGTCAAACCAGACGGTCGAGTCGCCGTACACGAACCCAGACGCCATCTGTTGCAGCTTGGCCGTGACCACGCCAGCGTTGACGGCCACAGCTTGGGCGTTGGGGAACTGGGCCACAAACTCCTTCTTCATCTGGTCGTAGGGCTGGCGGTTGACTAGGTCGAACCGCACCGGCACAGTGTGCAACGGGGGCAGCTTGTCCTTGTACTCGCCCGGCTCCAGCACAAACGTGGCTGGCTTGATCCGCGCCATGACCTGCTCCAGCGCACCTGGGCGCGGCTCCCACTGATTGAAATCTTTGTTGACCAAGAAGAAGTACTGCTGCTGGAACGCGCCCTTGCTGCGGCCCAGCAGCGCCTGATCGACGATCTTGCACTGGCCGAACACGTCCTCCAGGCCGTTGCTGGTAAAACTGCCGGTCAGACCCCAGCGGGTACGCACCTCGGTGATGACCTTGTTGAAAGCCTTGAATCTGGCGCCAGAGGGGTTCTTCAGCCGGGTCAACTCGTCGAACACGACGGCGTCAAAGCCCCACCATCTGCTCCAATGGTCGGCCAGCCATTGCAGGTTGTCGTAGTTGGTCACCACGATCTGGGCGTCTGACCCTTCAATCGCAGCCAGCCGCTGCTTGGGCGTCCCGACCGCCACCGACACTTCGCGGTACTCGGCCCACAGCTTGGCCTCGGTCGGCCAGACGCTGACGGCCACACGCAGCGGCGCCACCACTAGGAACCGGCCCACAAGACATTTGCTAATAAGTTCGTCCATAGCCGTCAGGGCGATGGCGGTCTTGCCTGCGCCGACCGGGGCGAGGATCATGGCCCGGTCGTTCTCGTACAGGAAGTCAACTGCCTGTTCTTGGTATGGCCTCAGTTCCATTGTGTTGCCATTGCGTCAGCAATGCCTTGAAAAGTTGCGCTGCGAATTTTCCACCTGTCGGCGCTGGGCGGCAGGTTGTACCACTTGGGCAGGCTCTTGCCTGACTTCGTAATGTGCCGGGCGCCTTTGCCGACGATGCTGGTCGGCGTCAGGTGTGGCAGTCCTTTGAGCCACAGGCAGGTTGTTTTCGTGGCCTCATGTCCAAACATCCACGGTTGGATGATCTGGTCGGGCTTGCGGATGTGGCTGGAGATAATGCTGACCGGGTTCTCCAGCGCGATGCGCGGTATGGGCGCGTCCAGTAGCTGACGCACAAAAGCCAGGGCGTCAGTCTGTTCGGCCTGTTTGTTTTTGAACCACCGAGCGCCCGACACGGCCAAGTGCGTACAGGGTGGGTGCGCCACCATCATGTCCCAATCATCTTTCAACACGTCCATTACATCCCCCTGGTAGTGTGGCCCCGGCGCGTCGGTCGGCAGCAGGTCGCATGACATTGCGTCGTGCCCCCCCCCGTATAAACGCATCACGCACAGACCCGCTGTATTCACACGCTATCAATATACGCATCAACCTGCTCCTTTGTCCACAGCACACAGTACTGCTGGTTCAGCCGCGCCATGTCAGCGGCAAAGACTTTCTGTAGCGCAGACAGCCGACCGCCGAGGGTCTTGACTTCCACGAACCACACCACGCCGCCGGGCAGCACCACGATGCGGTCGGCTGCGCCGCCGTGGCCGCGCCACTTGTAAGCTACACCGCCCAGCGCCTTGACGCGCTTGACGAGGTAAGCTTCGATGTGTTTTTCCATGTGACTAACTTTATCACAGAAAAAAAGTTTGTGCAGCTTTATTTTTATGTGCTATGATGGCCTCACCCAATCTCGGGTAACAACGAAAGTAGAGTCCATGAAAAAAGTTATCAAGATGTATGTGTACTTCAGCAAGTACTCATTTGACAAGGTGGGGACGTTTGCCGCCTACAGCTTTCGCACACCAGACACGGCTAACCTGACCTTGGTTTGCGAACAAGACATTGAGTTCAACGTGCCCGAAAATTACGATCCCACCGCCCAGAAGATCGCCGCGCTGCAAGCCCAAAAAGCAAAGGCGCAAGAAGACTTCAACAACTCCGTGTTCCAAATCAACGAACTCATCAGCAAACTGCAAGCCCTGGAGTACAACAGTGATCCACAGTAAGATCGTCGGCGGCTCGACCGCCAAGCGGGTCATCCACTGCCCCGGCAGTGTGGCCCTGGTCGCCAAAATGCCGCCACAGGTCGAGAACAAGTACATGGCCGATGGCACGGCCCTGCACTCTGCCGTTGACCTGCTGGTAAACGACGGTGACGCCAGCGCCTACAGCCTGCTGGGCAAGACCTTCAACGGCATCGTGTTGGACGACGACCACTGCGAGAAGTTGAAGACGGCGCTGGCGCTGCTCGACGAGATCGACCCGTTGGAGCAGATGAACTTCAACACGGAGCAGCGGGTTGGCTTTGGCGATTTGCTGCCGGGCGTGTTTGGCTCGACCGACCTGATTGGCCGCATAGGCAACCGGGCCATCGTGCTGGATTGGAAGTTCGGCGACGGTGTTGTGGTGACCGCCGAGGAGAACGAACAACTCATGTTCTACGCTGCTGCCGCTATGAGAACGCCTGAGTCATCGTGGGCGTTTGAGGGCGCGACCGAGGTGGAGTGCGTCATCATCCAGCCCCCGGCGGTGCGGCGCTGGGTGACCACGCCCGAGCGTATTCGGACGTTCGAACGTGATCTAGTGCAGGCCGTCAAGCAGTCGGCGCTGCCTGACGCGCAGTTGTCGGTGGGCGACCACTGCCGGTTCTGCCCGGCCAAGCCCATCTGCCCACAGATGACAGGCGCTGCCGACCGGGCGCTGGCGACTACGCTGGACAACCTCGACAAGGGCTTAATTAGCGACTACCTCAAGAACGCTGACCTTCTGGAGACTTGGATCACCAGCCTGCGTGAGTTGGCCCTGTCGATGCTGGAGTCCGGTGCTAGACTGCCAGATTACAAGCTGGTTGCCAAACGGGCAATCAGACAATGGACTGACGAGGACAAGGCCAAAGTCGCCCTGTTCGCGTTGGGCCTTGAAGAATCTGAAGTGATGGAGACATCCATACTGTCACCGGCCAAGGCTGAGAAGGCGCTCAAAAAGCGCAAGATCGCCTTGCCGACTGATTTGGTTGTCGCTGTCAGTTCGGGTAGTACCCTGGCAAGCGCAGACGACCCGCGCCCCGAGGTGCTTTTGTTGGGCAAACAACTTGCCCGTCTTTCTAAACTAAGTTAAGGTAAAAAATGTCAAATCTTTCAGTGTTCTCCAAGGCTGGTCTGCCAGCTATCAGTACTCTCTCCTCCGCTCTCAAGAGCATCAGCGCAAGCGCAGGCCCGGTCGGTGTCGTTATCCTCAAAATGGATAAGGGCGGTCATTGGGTCTTTGGCGCAGACCAGACCGAGGTCGAGGACGACTCGACCTGGGCCGTCAATCCCTTCAGCTTTGTCCACGGCTATATCGCCTGGGGTGACGGCGAGGTGCTTGGCGAGAAGATGGTTGCGGTGAGCCAGCCGCTGCCCGAGATCGACGATGCACCGCCCGGCGCCAAGAAGGGCTGGGAGCAGCAGATCGGCATGAGCCTTAAGTGCCTGACCGGCGACGATGCTGGCATGGAGGCGCGGTTTACGACCACTTCGGTGGGCGGCAAGCGCGGCGTCCAGACCATCGCCGCTGCGCTGGCCGAGCAGGTCGAGAAGGATCAGACCAAGCCCGTGCCGGTGGTCACGCTCAAGCGGGATCACTACCAGCACAAGTCCTACGGCAAGATTTACACGCCAATCTTTGAGGTTGTCGAGTGGATTAGTATGGAAGGTGAGCCAGAGCCAGAGGCGCCGCCAGCCGGGCGCCGTCGTCGCGTAGCGGCAGCGTAAGCCGTTTTCTGATGCCCATTCTTGCGAGTGGGCATTGGAAAATGATCTGGCTTGATTTAGAAACCCGCTCCACCTGTGACCTAAAAAGTCGCGGCGTCTACAACTACGCGCAAGACCTCACGACCGAGGTGCTGTGCATGAGTTACGCCGTCGATGATGGTGAGGTGCAGACGTGGACGACAGGCCCACTACCTGACTTCACCGGCCACCGCATCATGGCGCACAACGCTGCCTTTGAACGGCTCATCTGCTGGTACGTCTTGCAGGTCAACATCCCGCTGGAGCGGTTTGTTTGCACCGCCGCGCAGGCCCGTGCCAACTGTGCGCCAGGGTCGCTGGAGGACGTGGGCCGGTTTATGGGCGCGTCCATGAAGAAAGACCACAGGGGCGCTGCCTTGATCCGCAAGATGTGCGTCCCGCCGTTCCAGGAGTCGGCTGAGTTGACTGCTGAGATGATCCAGTATTGTGAGCAGGACGTTCGGGCCATGAGGGCAATCAGTCAGGCCATGCGCCCCTTGTCGGACGAGGAACTGGCCGACTACCACGTCAACGAGCGCATCAACGACCGTGGCGTCTTGGTCGATGTGCCGCTGTGCCGCGCAGCGGTGTCCTACGCCGCCACAGAGGCCACTGAGATCGCCCAAATCGTCAATGAGGTGTCCAAGGGTGAGTTGACCTCTGTGCGGTCGCCTAAGATGCGCCAGTGGGTCTGGGACAGAGTCGGCCCCGAGGCCAGAGCGTTGATGCAGAAGGACGACAAGGTCAGCATCGACAAGACCGTGAGAGCGAATCTACTTAATTGTGAAGGAGTACCGCCCGATGTCCAAGAAATTATCCAGTGCGCCGACGACCTGTGGGCGTCGTCGGTCGCCAAGTTCGCCCGACTCGCCCAGCTTGCCGACGTTGAGGACAGCCGAGTCCGAGGCGCCTTCGTCTTTGCCGGAGGGTCAGCTACAGGTCGTGCAAGTAGCTACGGGGCGCAAGTACACAATTTCACACGCAAATGCGCGAAAAGTCCTGATGATGTTAGGGCTGCAATGTGCCGGAATCACGCCATCGTCCCCAAGTTCGGCCAGCGAGTTACCGATGTCCTCCGGGGGATGCTACGGCCTGCACTGATCCCGGCTAAGGGCCAGCAGTTGGTAGTTGCGGATTGGTCTTCGATTGAGGCCAGGGTCAACCCTTGGTTGTCTGGTACAGGTCAGGCTAAGCTAGACGTGTTTGAGTCGGGCCTCGACCCCTACATCGTCAATGCCGCCGGTACTTTCCAGCGCACCTACGACGACATCAAGGCCGACTACGACCGCGACGGCGAGTCGGCCCAGCGCCAGATCGGCAAAGTACAGGAGTTGGCCTGCGGGTTCGCTGGCGGCGTGGGCGCGTTCGCGTCGATGGCGCGCATCTACAGTGTGCGCCTGTCCGAGGCCGACTCCAAGCGCATGGTGGACGCATGGCGCCGCAACAATCAGTGGGCCGTCAACTTCTGGCAGCAGCTTGAGCAGCAGTACACCAGGGCCATGCGAAACCGGGGTCAGGAGTTCACCGCCGGGCGGGTTACCTACCTGTTCGACGGCCTGCATCTCTGGTATTCTTTGCCCTCGGGCCGGGTGCTTTGCTACCCATTTGCCCGGTTAGAGGAGGACGGTATCAGCTACGCTAAAGCAGCTTGGAAGCCTGCCCAGGACGCCAAGGAGTGGCCCCGCGCCCGGCTGTGGCGCGGTCTGGCTTGCGAGAACGTCACCCAGGCAGTTGCCAATGACCTGCTGCGCTACGCCTTACGGCAGCTCGATGGTGTGGTGCTGCACGTCCACGACGAGATCGTCGTCGAGGGTGGCAGTGAAGAGGAAGTGCGTAGGGTGATGACTGCGCCGCCAGCATGGGCCACTGGCCTGCCGCTGGCCTGTGGAATCAAGACGATGCCGCGTTACGGCAAATAAAAACGCCGCCCGGTTCAGGGGCGGCGCAAAGGAGGCAACGTGCAATTTTTAGAGTTTATCACGGCTCTCGCGCCCGTGGGCGAGACAATGCTGTTTGTGCGCCAGAAACCACAGATGCGTGGGGGCGAGATGCAGTTCCACGCCGATGGTGCGGTCAAGGCCACTTGGCCGTCGTACTTGCCCTCGCACGGCGTTCGTGCTGGCGAGGCTTGGTACGGCAACACTGCTTCGTTCATCCTCGACCGCTTTGAGGATGGCCGGGTGTCGGCCAGCGCGGCCAACTGCGAGTACTGCGCCGTCATGGTGCTGGACGACATTGGCTCCAAAAGCAAGACCCCGCCGCTGCCGCCGACGTGGATCATGGAAACCTCGGCAGGCAACTACCAGTACGGCTACGTCTTCAGCGAGCAGCCGCCCAAGGGCGAGTTCGCCGCCGCTATCAAGGCCATCGCCGCTGCGGGTTACACCGACCCCGGCGCCTGCAACCCGGTTCGCAACTTCCGACTGCCCGGGTCGGTGAACCTCAAGCCTGACAAGGCCAAGTTTGCTTCTGCCTTGGTCGAGTTCCACCCCGAGCGCGAGTTCCTGCTGGCCGACATCTGCGCCGCTCTGGACGTTGTGCCCGGCCCTACCGAGTCGGGCGGCATCCGACCGATTCGCATGGCCGACGATGGCGCCGATGACGTGCTGGTCTGGCTCTCGGGCCAGGGTCTGCTGCTCAGTCGCCCCAACGCCGAGGGCTGGGCCGGGGTCATCTGCCCCAACAACGCCGAGCATACCGACGGCAACCCCGAGGGCCGCTATATGCCCCTCAACCGGGCGTTCTGCTGTATGCACGGCCATTGTGTCGATCTGGATAGCAACACTTTTCTGGCGTGGGTCGCCGACAATGGTGGCCCCCGTCACGCCCCCGGCCTGCGCGACGACCTGATGGCCGCTCATCTTGAGTTGGCCCTTGCTAAGATCAAGCCCAGCCCCGAGTTCCCCGACGCCGCCGCCGAGGTCATCGCCGAGGTCGAGCGCAAAGAACTAGGCCGGGTCGAGAAGTCGGGTTGGTATTCCCGCTTCGCATACCTCCAAGACGACGAGGCGTTTTTTGATATGCAAGACCGCCGCGAACTGTCGCGCAATACCTTCAACGCCCTGTTCAGACACATTAAGTGCATCTCTATTCACTCGACCGGCAAGTCGGCCCGGCGGGTCGAGGCCAGCGTCTGCTACGACGAGAACCGCCAAGCGGCTGGCGCCCGGGCCTTGGTCGGCATCACCTACGCCGCAGGCGAGTCTGTGCTGGTTAGCAAGGACGGGCTGGTGTACGGCAACCGCTGGCGCAACTCGCGCCCGGCGCCTGTGGCCTGTGACGTGAGCCGCTGGCTGCGTCACGTCGAGCGGATGCTGCCGGTCGAGTTTGAGCGTGAACACGTTCTCAACGTGATGGCCCATAAGGTGCAGTACCCAGGCCATAAGATCAACCATGCCGTGCTGTTGGGCGGCAAGCCCGGCTCCGGCAAAGATACTCTTTTTGCCCCATTTTTTTGGGCCGTCGGTGGCCCGGCCAAACTCAACTGCTCAGTGGTTAAAAACGAGGACTTGACGTCGCAGTGGGGCTACGGGCTGGAGTGCGAGGTCATGGAGATCGCCGAACTGCGTCAGGCCGAGGCCCGTGACCGCCGGGCGTTGGAGAATCATTTAAAGCCCATCATCGCGGCCCCGCCTGAGTACCTGCCGATTAACAGGAAGGGTCTGCACCCGTACTATGCGTTGAACCGGGTGCTAGTGGTCGCGTTTAGTAACGAGCGCGTGGCGATATCGTTGCCCAGCGACGACCGCCGATGGTTCGTCGCGTGGGCCGAGGCCGGGCGCCTGCCGGAGAGCGAGGCCGTCGCCTTGTGGAATTGGTATCACCATCGGGGCGGCTTCGCAGGCGTGGCGGCGTGGCTAACTGCGCGTGACGTATCCGCTTTTAACCCCAGCGCCCCGCCGCCTATGACCGAGGCCAAGGCTATTCTGGTCGAGGCCGGTATGTCAACCGCCGAGTCGGTGCTGGTCGAGATGCTCCGCGACCGCCGGGGGCCGTTCGCCCAGGGCGTGATCGGCTCGCCCTTTCACGTCATCTGCGACCGGGTGCAAGGGTCGGGCGCAGCGCCGCCCGGCGTTAAGATTGTCCAGGGCGCCCTCTTCCACGCCTTGCGTGAGGCCGGTTGGCTAGATATGGGACTAGTACACTCGCGAGAGTACAACGCCAAGAAACACGTCTTCGTGGCGCCCGAATTGGTCAGCATGACTAGGTCGGAAATGCGCCGGGCCGTGGCGTGAAAAAAGCCCCTCGCGGGGCTTGATTAAAGGTTGAGTAAGACCGCCACCAGCGCGGCCAGCAGCGCGGCCACTAAGAGCATGGGCGCCCCCAAGCGTCGGCCAGAGCCGTGAAGGTGACGCCCGGCCCGGCTGGCTGGCCGAACAGGCCCGGCCCCCGCCGGATGCGCCCCCAGGCGTCGAGCCGGTTGAGGTTGACTAGGTCGCCGCGCTTGACGGCGCCGTAAACCTGATCCCGAGTCCAGCCGTCGGCCATTAACTCTTGCATGGTCTTGGGGTCAGTCAGGCGCATAGTCCCTCCGCATACTTTAGGGCGTCGGCCTCATTGGTGTAGAACCGCGCCGGGCCTACCATCTGGCCGCTATCGTCGTCGCGCAGCAGCACGCGCCAGCGCCCGTCGGGGGTCTGGGTGACCTCGCTGGTGATCATAAACTCTTCATTGTGGAATTCAGTCCTCATGGCACAACTCCATGCTATCTTCACCCACCGGCACGGTCAGGCGGTCGCTAAGATTCTCATAAAAACCCACTAGGTTAGCGTCACCGTAGGGCGCAGCCAGGTTTTTAAAGTTGCGCCGAGTACTGTTGAGAGCGTAGTACTGCGCGACATAGTCGGCGGTGCTAACCGCGCCGTCGGTCGGGTACAGGCGCCGCTCGCCGCCCTTTGGCCTGACGGGCTTGTGCTTACCCGTTAGCTTGAGAATGTCGCTCAGGAAAGTATGCCGGTCGTCGCGCACGACGTACTTGGCGCGGTTGAGTGTGATGGTTTTCATTGTTGATTCTCCAGGGACTCAAGAAAAGATATTGCGTCGTCCAGACAATCGCCGATGGTGATCGATGACCCGTCGTTGTCTTTTGGCCGTTGTTTCTCTTGGCGCGTCAGCGCCGCCCGAACGTCGTACAAATCAAACAGGGCGCTAGCTAGATTTTCCATACTGTACCTTTAGGTTATTGGCATGAGTGCCCATGAGCCGACCCTATCGGCTCATAGTCCATCACGCTATCAGAACATCAAAATAGGCCAGCATGGCGGCCAGCATGGCGGCCAGCATCATCAGGGCCAGCAGGAGAGTCGCGGCTCTCATGCCGGTAAATTCGTATAATGGTCTTGCCACAACGGGTCGGCTTTTTTGATCGCGGCAATCGCATCATCTTCCCATGACCTATCGTCGTCGGGCGCTTCGAGTGCCATTTTGAGCGCGGCCAACAGGTCGGGCGCCGCGATAAGCATTAAATTTTTCTGTTTTCGTTTAGGGTTATTAATCCATGCGTGAGTGTCGGCGTCGTCGTATGCGACTAACATGGCGTCGGCCAGCGAGTCTCGGGTTATAGATGCGTCGTCGTCAACCGACTCGCGAAAACCGTTATTAGGGTCTAGACTATCGGCAAAGTCTAACAATTGGGCGATGCTATAGGTGCGAAACATATCTGGCAGAGTCATAATTTTTTCTCCAATTGACGACCATTAGCCCGGCAAAATGCTTGCTGCCAATCCGTAGGAACATCCCATTTATCAAATTGATTCTGTGGGATGCCGAGTTGCGCCATGAGGCGGTGCTTAAAACTTCCCCAGCCGCTACGTTGAGCGCCAAGCAGCTTTGCGTTTGTAACAGTTGCTTTCATGATTAGGCAACGGCCAACATGATGACCCGGCGCGCATGACCCGCAGCATGGTCTGCGATCACAATATCGCGTGCCTTGATTGATGTACCGGCGCACAATGTGCATTTAGCGCACGTCGATTTTCTACCGGCTTCGGCGCTGGCCGGGCATGATGCTTCACCGGCTTGCACATCGACACCGATAGAAACCCGGAATACCCTCATACCTAATAGGTTAGCTTTCGCGGCTTGATCGATTGTGTCTGCACTAGCCATTACAAGCGGCGCCCATGCGTCAACGTCAAATCCTGGTGTATCCCATTGATGTGTATAGCCGCGCCGACCTAGTGCATACCGGGTGATCTGCGCCCACATTGTGGCCGGCGCGGCCGCAGGGTCTCCATATGTACCGATGCGGACTATCTTACCGGCCAGAGCGGCCGCTATTGTCGCGGGGTCTGCTTTGACGTACTGGCCGCGCCGGTAGGCTTTATAAACTGATAGTACGCTTTTGCCTACTTGCACATAGCATGGCGATGCGCCGGTTCTGCGCGCCAGTTTAGGCCGATGCTCGCACTGGCCGCATACGCTGGCATCGGCGCCGGTCTGCAGTGCGCGCACGGGGTTGACGTGCGAGCGGATGATGAATGATTGAACGATTGCGCCGGTCTTGGCATTTTTAGACCCGTCGATCTTGTTGATGATGACGACGATCGGCGCGCCGTCGATGGCCGATGGGCCTTCGTATGCGATGTAACCTAGAATTTTTGGCATGGTACTTTCCTTTACTTTATTGTGAGAGGGCGAGAATTCGACCCCTTCACATATAGAGCATAAGAGAATCGTGCCAGCGCCCTGGCGCGTGCGCTAAGTACTTGATACGTAACACTATTTACTACGTAGGGGTTTACCCTTAGAGTGTGTGTGTCGGCGTGGTGCTATTGTGGTCTATAGCGCGGGTGTGATCTTGCCCTCTGAAAAACCCTCTATGTGTGCCATGTGTGCCATACTCTTACTACTTTTGGTTGGGATATATATACTGTATATAATAACAGTATGAATAGTGTATGACTTCCACGTTTGCGGCGCGACTTCAAATCGAAAATGATGGCACACATCACCCACATCACCCACACGCATGAAAGTGTGTGCCATGTGTGCCATACAGCCATGATGACACACATGGCACACGCCCTGGCCGTGCTGGTGCTGGCCGTGCTGGTGCTGGTGCTGGCCGTGCTGGCCGTGTGCTGGCACACACGGCACACGCCCTAGTGCTGCGCCCTGGCAGCGCCGAGGCAGGGGTGGCAGGGCCGAGCGGTTAGGGCCACAGCTACGGAGCGTTCGCAAACAATTTTTATTTTTATGGTATAAAACGGAACATGATGTCACTGCCGTTATCTATTAGGACGCTCAAGGCGACTGAGTCGCGTTTGCAATCGGTGTACGAAGCAGCCCGGTTAGGCTTACATGGCGAGACACTGGCGCTTGCAGCCGGTATGCTGCCGCAAGAGTACCTGACGCTGTGCAACTTTGACCCGGTTGTTGGCATGGCTGCGCTCAAGGGCAAAGCCGACGGCGAACGCGAGATGGCCGAGATACTGCACAACGCAGCGCGTAACGGGGACGCCAAAGCCGCGCTAGAGATACTCAAGCATCAACACGGTTGGGTTGCCAAGCAGGCTATATCGGTCGAAGTCAACCAGCGCATCTCCATCACCCAGGCACTAGAACAAGCAGAGATGCGCGTCATAAATGCAATCGACTATCTACCAACCTGAAGACGAGCAGGAACTCATGGCAAGGCTATGGGTTCCTAGTTTAAAAGATAACCCACTGGCGTTTGTTCTGTATTTGTTTCCCTGGGGTCAAAAGGGTACGCCGCTGGAGCATTTCTCTGGCCCAAGAAAGTGGCAGCGGGATGTGTTGAATGATATTGCTACGCATATTAAGAATAATAAGGGTATGGTGGACTTTGCCGTACTACAAGAAGCAGTATCAAGCGGTCGGGGTATTGGTAAGTCGGCATTGGTGTCATGGCTGACTATATGGATGCTGTCTACTAGGATTGGCAGTACAACCATCATATCGGCGAACTCAGAGAACCAGCTACGCTCAATTACCTGGGCTGAGATTACCAAGTGGTTGGCAATGTCTATTAACAGTCACTGGTTTGAAGTCTCAGCCACGCGAGTGACGCCTGCAAAGTGGTTGACTGAGTTGGTGGAACGGGATTTGAAGAAGGGTACGAGGTATTGGGGCGTAGAGGGGCGGTTGTGGTCAGCGGAGAACCCTGATGCTTATGCTGGTGTACACAATTTTGATGGTGTGCTGGTGATTTTTGATGAGGCGTCAGGTATTGACGACTCAATCTGGGCGGTGACGGGGGGATTCTTTACAGAGAACACGCCAAATCGCTTTTGGCTGGCTTTTAGCAACCCACGGCGCAACACGGGGTACTTTTATGAGACATTTCACTCAAAGCGGGACTTTTGGGTGACTAAGGTGGTGGATGCTAGGACGGTGGAGGGGACGGACAAACAAGTCTACGAGCGGATTATCCAAGAGTACGGGCCGGACAGTGCCCAGGCGCACGTTGAAGTGTACGGTGAGTTTCCGAGTGCGGGGGATGACCAGTTTATTCCATCAAATACGGTCGATGAGGCCATGAAAAGGCCGAAGTACAAGGACAACTCAGCGCCAATCATCATTGGTGTAGACCCTGCGCGGTTTGGGGCTGATGCTACGGTGATTGCGGTGCGGCAGGGGCGGGATATTGTGGCGATTAAGAAGTACCGGGGTGATGACACGATGACGGTGGTGGGGCATATCATTGAGGCAATGGAGGAATACAAGCCTGCGATGGTGGTGATTGATGAGGGTGGGTTGGGGGCGGGGATTGTGGATAGGCTCAAGGAGCAGCGGTACAAAATAAAGGGTGTAAACTTTGGGAACAAGGCCAAAAACCCGATCATGTACGGTAATATGAGGGCGCAGATGTGGGGTGACATGAAGGACTGGCTCAAATCTGCTAGTATTCCGCAGGATAGGTTTCTTAAAACAGACCTGATTTCGCCCTTGATGAAGCCTGATTCACGGGG